GGCTCGAAGAACAAGGTCAGTCAGACGGTCAAGGAAATGATCTTGCAGGCCGCGCATGACCTCGGCGGCGTGAAGTACCTGGTAGAGCAAGGCAAGAAGAATCCAGCGGCCTTTCTGACCTTGCTGGGCAAGGCGCTGCCGCTGGAGCTGCACGGTGAGGGCGGCGGCCCCATTGTGGTCGAAATGGTGCGCTTTGCGGGTAAGGATACCGAATAACTGGTCGCCCCGGCAGTACCAGCGGCCAGCCTGGGACTATCTGGAGAATGGCGGCCGTCATGCCGAATTGATTTGGCATAGGCGTAGCGGAAAGGACGAGGTAGCGCTCCACCGCGCTTGTGTGGCCGCCTTTGAGCGGCCCGCTACCTATTGGCACATGCTCCCAGAAGCCGCGCAGGCCCGCAAGGCGATCTGGGAAGCGGTCAACCCCCACACTGGTATCCGCCGCATCGACGAGGCGTTCCCGATGGCTCTGCGGGCCACTACGCGCGAGCAAGAGATGCTCATAAAGTTCGCCAATGGCGCGACGTGGCAGGTAGTCGGATCGGACAACTTCTCCTCCCTTGTGGGCTCGCCGCCGGCAGGCATCGTGTATTCCGAGTGGGCCTTGGCGAACCCTTCTGCACGTGCGTATCTGCGGCCGATCCTGGCGGAGAATGGAGGTTGGCAGTTGTTCATCACCACCCCGCGCGGAAAGAACCATGCGCATACGACCTATCAAGCGGCGCGAAAGACACCGTGGGCGTTCGCTCAGATTCTCAGAGCGAGAGATACCGGTATTTTCGATGAGGACCTCTTGGCCTTCGAAAAAGCGGCATATATCGCGGACTTCGGCGAGGACATGGGCGTCGCGCTCTACGAGCAGGAGTACGAGTGTTCGTTCGAAGCTGCGATCCTTGGCGCTTACTACGGCAAAGAGCTGACGCGCGCACGGGTAGAAGGGAGGATCCGATCGGTTCCGTATGACCCTGAGACGCCGGTACGTACCGCCTGGGACCTTGGGTTTAGCGATGACGTGGCGATCTGGTTCTACCAGATAAAGCGTGGCGAGATACACGTCATCGACTATGAGTCCTTTCATACGCAGGACGTGGAGTATTGCCACAAGTTGCTGGTCGGAAAGGGGTATCGCTATTACAGCGAAGGCAAAAAGCCCGTTCTGTTCCTTCCGCATGACGCACGCGCCAAGACGTTTGCTGCCCGTGGCAAGAGCGTGGAGCAGCAATTTATCGACCTTGGGTACATCATCCGCATAGTTCCGAGCCTGAGCCTGCAGGACGGAATTCAAGCGGCGCGCAAGACCCTCCCGCGCTGCTGGTTTGATGAGGAGGCGTGTGCGACCGGGATCGATGCGCTCGGGCAGTATCAACGGGAGTGGGACGACAAAACGAAATGCTTTCGGAATACGCCCCGGCACGATTGGACCTCGCATCCGGCTGATGCCTTTCGCTACCTGTCGATCATGTGGCAGCAGGAAGCCGAGCCGAAACCGAAGGGGCCGCTGGTGGACCCGAGGCCACCGACATTCAATCAGTTAATGAAAATGGTTGCAAAGCGGCGGGAAATGGCGGAAGATTAGAGGATATGTCTGATAACTCCGCTACCCTTGAGACCAAGGAAGATGTAGGTCCGCCCCCTGGCGGATCGGTTCGCCGATGGCTCATGGAGCTGCGCCTGGCGGATCGGGCAGAAAGAGACTGGCGTACGCAGGCGAGCAGAGCATACAAGCGGTATGCCAAAGCTGACACGCCGCGTTCGGGCTTCAATATCCTGTGGTCGAATACCGAGACGCTCTGTCCTGCCATCTTCAACAGCACGCCGCGCCCTGACGTGCGTCGACGCTTCAAGGACGCCGACCCAACAGGCAAATGGGTCAGTGATATTCTGGAGCGTGCGCTCACTTTTTCCATGGACAGCGAGGACTTTGAGGGCCGTGCCCGCCCGCTGGTGCTTGACTTGCTGTTGGGCGGCCGGGCGGTTTGTCGCGTGCGGTATGTCCCTAGCTTTAGCGAGGACGAATCCGTAGCCTGGGAGCAGGCGGTCATCGATCCCGTGCACTGGGAGGACTACCGGCAAGGCCCGGGAAGAAGCTGGGCAGAAGTGGGCTGGATTGCCTTCCGTCACCGCCTGACGCGAGAGGAGTGTGTCGAAAAGTTCGCTGAGACTGGCCGAAATGTTCCTCTCGAAGACGTGGACCTTGGCGAACAGAGCGACAAGGAAGAGACGAACAAGACGGTATGGCAGCGCGCAACGGTCTGGGAAATATGGGACAAGGATGAAAAGCGCGTTCTTTGGCTCGCCCCGGCCTATCCGGACGCACTGCTCAAGGAAGAAGCGGACCCGCTCAAACTTGTGGATTTCTTCCCCGTTCCGCGCCCGCTGCTTGCTATTGAGCGGCCGGACAGCCAAGAGCCGGTTACCCTATTCTCGCAGTACGAAAGCCAAGCGCGCGAGCTGGACCTCATCACGCGACGAATCCACAGGCTCATCGAGGCGGTCAAAGCGCGCGGCATCTACGACTCGACCTTGGCGGAGCTGTCCGACCTCTTTAAGGGGGAAGAGAATGAGCTGATCCCGAGCGTCAACGCGGTATCGCTGGCGGAGCGGGGCGGGCTGGACAAATTCATCTGGATGATGCCCATAGCTGACGTTGTGATGGCACTGCGGGAACTGATCGTCCAGCGCGGGCAACTCAAGCAAGAAATCTACGAAATTACTGGCATCAGCGACATCATGCGCGGTGCGTCTCAAGCGAGTGAGACCGCCACAGCACAGCAGATCAAAGGCCAGTGGGGCTCGATGCGTATAAGCCGCATGCAGCGCGACTTCCAACGCTTCCTGCGCGATATCTTCCGCATCAAATCAGAAATAATCAGCGAACGATTTGACCCGCAGACGCTTGCGCTCATGACCGGGCTGCAGCTCCCCTCGCAGCAGGTCAAGATGATGGCACAGATGGCCGGGCAGCCCATCGAGGTACCAAGTTGGGAAGAAGTGCTGCAGGTCATGCGGGATGACAGCTTGCGTTCCTTCCGTATCGACGTTGAGACTGACTCGACGATCCAACAGCAGCTCGCCGAGGATCAGCAAGCCTTTGCGCAAGGAATCCAGGCGGTTACAGGGTTCATGACCTCAATCGCTCCCGCCGTGCAGGCCGGGGCCTTCCCAATCGAGGCGGCAAAGGCCATCATCATGGCCTGGGCGCGGCGTACCAAGATGGGTCGTGAGGTCGAAGACGCCCTTGAGCAGATCAAGGCACCGTCGCCGCCGCCGCCGCCCTCGCCCACTCCGCCGCAGGACAACTCGCAGCAAATGGCGCTGGAGCAGGCCAAAATGCAGCAGGCGGAGCAGAAGGTACTGGCGGACAGGGAGAAAACGCAAGGCGAGTTCGAGCTGAAGAAAATTGAGATGGCAATCAAGGCCGAAGAGGTTCAGATTAAAAAAACCGAATTGCTTCTAAGAGAGAAAGAAATCGAAGGGAAGCGTCCGTCTGAGCCCGAATCCGAGCCTACCCCTGTGGTCGTTCGAAGGGTGATAAATGCGTCGAAAGATGCTGGGGGGTCGCTCATTGCAGAGATTCTCGACGAGATGCAGGACGGCGCGATACAGAAACGTTCTGCTGTTGTCAAGCGAGGCCCAAACGGTAACCTCGTGGCTGAGATGCAACTTACCTAACAGGAGACGACGCTATGGCGAACGCACTATATGACAAAGGCCGTGAGGGCATTCTTGACACGACCATTACCGCTACTGGAGATGTGCGCGCGATGCTCGTCAAGAGCGCCTACACATTCAGTGCCGCGCATCAGTTCTTGAGTGATATCACGGCGGGCAACGACAACGGCCGCACGGCGGCGCTTTCGTCGAAAACCTACACTTCAGGCGTGTTCGACGCTGCGGATACCAGCCTAACGGCAACAGCAGCGGCGGCGTGCAATGCCATCGTCTTGTTTCAGCACACCGGTTCTGATGCCACGGCACGGGTTATCGCCTACATCGATACGGTTACCTCGGGTCTTCCCTTCACGCCTTCTGCGTCACAAACGGTCAATATCGTCTGGGACAACGGGGCCAACAAGATTTTCAAGCTATAAGGAACAGCTATAATGCGATCAATCTTTCTTATTCTCGTCGCCCTTCTCGCTTCGCCCGCGTTTGCGGACACCTACACTGTGGCCGGAACATGGACGGACGGCACGCCTCCAAGCGCGCAGTACGTCTTTCGAGGACACGCTGAGTGTCAAGTCAATGGTGCTGGGACAATTGACTTGCCGGGGCTATCGGCAACCCATTTTTCCACCAGCATGACGGCTGCGCCTGGCGATACGATTCGCTGCCGCGTGCAGAACATCAACGTCGTCAATCCGGGGGCTCCGTTGGCGGGGAATTGGTCGGCGTATCAGCAAGCCCTTGCGCCTGCCGCTCCGACTACGCCGAGCGACCCGACTGGGTTCTCAATGACGGTGACTAGAGCCGGCCCATGAGCTTTCGCCGTGCGGTGCTGTTCGTTCTCGCCGTTCTACTATGTGGGGCGGCGGGCGCTAGGACCATTTCATGGGACGGGTCTGCCGCAGAGTCGATTGTTCCGGGCATTACCTATGAACTCGAAGTCAACGGACAGCATTTTTCTGGCATCAGCGGGCATCAATACGACGTTGATCTATCGGGAGCGGAAGGGCAAACTGTTACCGCAAGAGTACGCGCAGTGCCGCCGGAGGGGCAGCCCATTGCGTGCTGCCCGCCTCCAGGATGTGGGACTCCCCCGACTATCACGCCGACGCAGCCGTGTTGGGAACCAAGTGAATGGGCATATTTTGTTACGACTCTTCCTGCCACTCCAATTGGGCTGTACGTCACAAAGACATTAGGAGCTAGCGTAATGACCGCCCCGACATTCGTTGCGCAGTATTCGACCGCGTTTAATACAGGAAGTACGCCAAAAACGGCAATATCTGCGGTGGCTGTGAGTGCGGGGGATGTGCTTGTTGGAGTGGCGGCGAGAGAATCCGGAGAAAATGGACCGACCTTAAATTTAACAGAAAACGGAGCAGGGGCATGGACCGTACAGGATAGGTACGGCACAACGTCCGCGACAGTGGAGGCGCTGAGCGCGACATATGTTGCGTCTGCTGAGACGCTCACAGTAACAGTAACCTCCCCCGCCTCCCTCTTTTTTGGGGGGAACGTAGTCAGATTTTCCGGCTCCGACGGCGTTGGAGCGCACGCACAAGCGAGCGGTAGCGGCTCTCCGTCAGTCAACATCACCACTACGCAAGCTAATAGCGCTATCGTCGTCATTGTCGGCGACTGGAATGCGGTTTCCGGAACGCAGACTTTCACGAGCGCCGGCGGCGCTGGGAGCGCCACGGCTCTCACTGGTTCCCCTGGGGATGCCGCGCATTATGGCGTAGCAATCGCCTATTACCCGGATGCTGGAGCGGCGGGTAGTAAGACCGTAGGTATGTCTGCGCCCACAGGGCAGCAATATTCTATTCTCGCAGTAGAGGTCAAGGGCACGGCCGGCGGCGGTAGCGCCAGCATAACGGGAGCGGGAGCTATTGCGTCGGCTCAAGCTTTCGGCGGCGCAACCCTATCGCCCTCAGTCCTGCCCACAGGGGTCACGTCGGCGCAAGCTTTCGGTAGCGCAACCTTATCGCCCTCAGTCCTGCCCACAGGGGTCGCGTCGGCTCAAGCCTTCGGATCGCCGAGCCTAGGGTGGAATGCGCTCCTGATGGGGGTTGGAGGCATCTCCTCGACTGAGGCAATAGGGGCCCCTTCCCTCCTCGTGGCCGTCGCACCATCCGGCGTAACGTCAGCGCAGGCGTTCGGCGGAGCGGGGGTATCGCTTTCTGTTGCAGCAACGGGAGTAGGGACGGGCGAGGCGTTCGGTCAGCCCAACCTGACCTGGGGTGTGTTGGCGCAAAATCTGGTTGATGTTGGAGGCATCTCCTCGGCTCAAGCTTTCGGTCAGCCCACCTTGACCTGGGGGGTATTGGCGCAAAATCTGGTTGGTGTGGGGGGTATCTCCTCGACTGGGGCAGTAGGGTCGCCTTCCCTCCCCGTGGCCATCGCACCCTCTGGCGTAGCGTCAGCGCAAGCGCAGGGCTTGCCCGTGCTGTCTGCAGCTATCGTAGCAACGGGCGTAGCAACAGGGGAAGCTGTGGGCGTGCCGGGGTATGTCGGCCCGCCTCTTGGCGCGCAAAATCTGGTTGATGTTGGCGGTATTGTGTCCGAGGGCGCCGTCGGGCGCCCCACCTTAACGTACATTTCGAAGACGGGCGGAGACGACCTGCCCTGGCGTAAAAGCCCGCACAAGGGGTATGACCGGCAGAAAGCTCGGCAAAAGGTAATCGACGACCACAGGCAAACCAAAGAGCTGGAGCAGATTTACTCGGCGATAACGGGGACTGCGGCAGTTCCGGCCAAGGTAAAGAAGGAAGCGGCGGCGATTGTTGTGCCCTATGTCAAAGACGGCGTACGCAAAGGCGTAGTAAGCGCGCAAAGCATCGATTGGAACGGATTTGCGCAAAACTTGCAGCGCGCTAGCGAGTTGGTTACGCTATACCAGCAGAACATCGAGGATGAAGAAATGGCCATGATGCTTTTACTTCTGACGGCGGCGTAATAATGCCGGTCTACGCCTACAAATGCCCTTGCGGCATGCGATTTGACCGCTGGTTGCCGCTGGCCCGGTACGATGAGGCGCAAACGTGTGATGAGTGCGGCGAGGTAGCGACGAAGCAAATACTTCCGACTACCATCCGGGTGGATATTCCCGCCTATGTCTCGCCGGTAACGGGTAATTTGGTGGATGGACGAGCGGCGCGGCGGGAGGACCTGAAGCGCTCCGGCTGTCGCCCCTGGGAAGGCATGGAGCAGGAGCAAAAGGAGGCCGCCCGCATCCGAGAGTACGAAGAGCAAGCGGCCGATCTTAGACTTGAACGGGGGCTGGCAGAAGTGGCCGCCGCCAAAGAATTGGGAGTACCGTAAGAATGGCAGACTCGTGGGAAGGCAGCTTGGAAGCCGATTATGATGCGCTGGTAGCCGAGAGCGGGCAAACTCGTGATGAGCGAGGACGGTTTGCCGCTGCTGAGCCGGCCGAGCCGGTAGAGGCTGTCGAAACCGAGGATCCTACCGAGCCTACCGAGGAGCCTACCGAGGAGCCTACCGAGGAGCCTACCGAGGAGCCTACCGAGCCGGTGTGGAAACCGGCAAGCTGGAAAGCCGAGGAGCTTGCCGGGTGGGAGACTTTGCCCGCGCATGCTCGCGCTGCGATCGAGCGGCGAGAGACCGAAATCAATCGAGGGCTTCAGGCGGCCGCCAGTGAACGACAGATCGCCCGCACCATCCAACAGATCGCGGCTCCATATGAGCCGCAATTACGCGCCGTGGGCATTGACCCTGTGGGCGCCTTTCAGGAATCACTCAATCTTTTCTCGCAGCTCAATACGGGCACTCCGGAGCAACGCGCAGCGGTCGTTCACCAGATCGCGCAGCGCTATGGAGTGCCGTTGGGCGGCGAGCCCGGCGCAGCCACGCCCGCAGTTGACCCGGCATTGTCGGCCACTCAGCAGCAGCTCGCGGCGCTACAGCAGCAAGTGACGCGGTGGCAAACCACCCAGCAGCAAACGGAGCAACAGCAGGCCGTTGCCCAGATCGAAGCGTTCGGCAAGGACGTTGCGCATCCTCATTTCGAGTCAGTGCGCGACGCCATGGCGGATTTGATTCAGTCGGGTACTGCGCGCGATCTTCAAGATGCCTACGATAAAGCCATTTGGCTGGTCCCCGAGGTCCGGACGAAACTGATATCCGAGACCGAGGTCAAGCGCCAGCAAGAGGCGGCACGTAGGGCGTCCGAAGCTCGGCGCGCGGGCGCGGTCAATGTTTCCGCACGCGGCGCACCGGCTGCGCAAGCACCCAAAGCTAAGAACTGGGCGGATGATTTCGACCGAATATACGACGAAATCACGAGCCACAACTAGGAGACATTGCCATGGCCTCTCCGGGTCAATCCAGTCTTTTCACCGTCTTCACGGAGTTGGTGAGCACTAATTACCGCAATCACAAGAAACAGATTGCGAACGACATCGAGAACCATAACGGGCTGTTGCGCTACTTGAATGATGGGGGGCGCAAGCGCATGGTCGATGGCGGCCTGTCCATCGTTTGCCCTCTCGACTACGCGGCCAATAGCACAGTCCAGCGGTATTCGGGCTATGACCGGCTGAGTGTGGCTGCGTCAGACGTTATCAGCGCGGCAGAATTCCCCTGGCGCCAACTTTCTGGCAGCGTGGTTGCTTCCGGTCTGGAGATGCGGATCAACTCCGGGCGTAGCGCCATGATTAACCTTGCCAAAGCGCGTATGAAGAACCTGCAGCGCTCCATGAGCAACGTGCTCGCCATCGATATGTATTCGGACGGCACCGCAGCGAACCAGATAAACGGTTTGCAAGCGCTGGTATCGGACGCAGGAACCGGTACGATCGGCGGGATCGATGCCTCGGCTTTTCCTTTCTGGGCGAGCAAGGTGCAATCGGCGGCGGCCCCGCTACAGGGCGGCGGCGCGATTACTCCCGGACCGACTACCATTGAGTCGCTCATGCTGCCTTTGTGGCTGGCACTGACCCGTGGCAACGACACGCCGAATTTGATCGTCTTCGACCCGGTCTACTTCACCTACTACGAGCAAAGCCAAACCAGCCTGAAGCGGTACGCGCCGGAGGATAGCGGGAAAGGCGGGATGCTTCGAATGAAGTATAAGACGGCCGACGTTATTTTCGACGGAACCGGCATCGTTCCGTCGAACCACGGGTACTTCCTGAATACCGACTTCCTCGAATGGTGCGTACATCCGCAGGCTGACTTCGAGATGGTGCCGGAGAATCGCCCGGTCGATCAGGACGCGGTAGTCATGCCCGTCATTTGGCAAGGCAACCTCACAACCAACGCCCGGAAGTTCCAAGGCGTGATGAAAGCTTAAGGAGACCGATATGGCATATATGGCCGTAGGAATTCCCGTCGGTACGACTCCGGCGATTACGGAGACGGACACCGTTCAACGCTTCCCGGCGGGCACTCGGATCAGCGGCAACGATCCGGCCCTCGGGGACGGGGAGTTTGTCTATCTCAAAGGTGTGGCCTCCACCGCAGTCGGCGATGCCGTCAAGTACGATGCCTCTGGGCTGACTACGCGAACGGTAGCCGCGACGCGCGGGCCGGTCGCTATCGCAATGTCGGCCAATACCTCGACCTCGACTTGGGGTTGGTATCAGGTGCAGGGTCTGGCGGTCGTTTCGGCGGCAACCGTGGTGGCCGGCACTCCGGCATTCAGTACCGCAACGGCCGGGCAGCTGGACGATGCCGTTGTGGCCGGATCGAAGATCGATGGCATCACGTTCCAAAGCGCGAATGCCGCAGGCGCGGTCACGGTGGCGGGTTTTGTAGTGAGTCAAGCAGGCACGATCACGCAAGCCAGCTACACGGTCGGTGCGGGCAAAGCACTCGCCTCGTTGACCTACCCGGCGCTGAATGGTAACGGGTAATCCATAACTCCGGGCGCCTTCGGGCGCTCGGCTTCTGGGAGCATCCATGGTACAAGTAATGAAGGTCAGCCCCCCCTATGTGCGGTTCGGCTACGAAGAGGTCGAAGATCGGGAGGCATCGATAGAGAAGGGGTATTATGTGGGCAAGCAGGTCCCCTTTGCCTACCTGACGCCCTCAGGGTCGAAGGACGTTATTCCTCGCAATGCGGTGGAGTGGCTTACCCAGATCAAAGAGTCTGCGCGAAACGACGCCTTCCCGCGCGAGTGGGTGCGGGAATACGAACTGGCGTTCGAGGAGTGGAAGAAGACGGACGAAACGCCCGAATTCGGCACTCCGATCAAGACGTGGCCGGTATTGTCTCCGCAAGAGCGGGCGGCGGTTCTGCACGCCAATATCCGCACGGTGGAAGACTTGGCGGCCGCCAGCGAGCAAGGGATCGGCGCCATCGGCATGAGCGGGCGGACGATCAAGCAAAGAGCTATCGACTGGCTGGAAAGCGCTTCCGGCAGTGGCAAAGTAACCGCGCAACTCGAAACGCTCCGCGTCGAGAATGAGATGCTCAAGGCTACGGTGGCCGGGCTGCAAGAAACGGTCGAGCGGCTCAAGCCTGCCAAGACGGCGAAAGCGGCGTGAGTCTTATAACCATCGTGCGGGAAGCCGCAGGGCGCATCGGCATTAAGGCGCCGGACGCGCTCGCGGGCGCAACGGATTACAAAGCGCTCCATTTGCTAGCGCTGTGCAATGAGGAAGGCGCGAAGCTAGCCACAGGAGCGTCGGTTGGCGTAGCGCACGATTGGGCTGCGATGACCATGGAAGCTCGATTCACGTCGGCGGCGACAGAAAGCCAAGGTGCTATTGCGGACATCGCGCCGGGCCTGCGGGCCATCATCAACGATACGATCTTCGACCGCACACAACGTACGCAGTTAGACGGGCCGCTATCTCCGAGGGAGTGGCAGGCGGTAAAGACCTTTGCCGGAACCAGCCCCTATCCAATGTGGCGGATTCAGGGGCCGCAGCTCAAGATGTGGCCGGCTCCGGTCGAAGGGCACGATATGTACTTCGAGTATCTCAGCTGCTGCTGGTGTACGTCGTCTGGGGGTACGCCGCAGCCGAGGATGGTAAACGACTCGGACCTCTCATTGCTTCCGGAAGAGCTGGTTATTCAAGGACTGGTGTGGCGGTGGAAGCGGTCTAAGAATCTGGAGTATGCAGAGGAGTTCCGCGACTACCAGACCGCCGTGCTCGGAGCGATTCAGCGGGATGGCGGGAAGCGCATCCTTGACATGGGTGCGTCCGATCTGGCGACGGGGCAGCTCTATGTTCGGCCATATTCGGGGCTTGTAGGCGATACGCCATAAAGAGGCAGTATGGGGCAAGGGGTTCTAGCCGATCTATTTTCGTACGGAGACGCTGCTAGGCGCAACCTTGTGGATGCTTTACGTAACCCTACGCAGTGGACCGATATGATGGCATCAAGGGCAAGCCACAGTTGGTTCCCGCAGGACAGCGAGACGCAGGACGAGAAAAACCGAAAATTACTTAGTATGGCGTTAGCTTTAGGCCCTATGCAGACCGTACGGCCCTCGATATCTCCTGAAGTAAGCTACGGACGGCTGATAAGCAGCCAAAAGCATTTAGACGAAGACATTGTCGCAAGAAAAATGAAAGAAAAAGACTTTAAAGTATCGGTGTCTCCTCCTTTCATTGTTGACGGAGAGGCGCTCAGCGTTATTAACGACGGGCATCACGCACTAGAGGCGGCGAACAGAGCTGGGGTAAAACCCCGCATCTTTGTTCAATCCCATAGGGAGAATGACCGAATAGGGCTTTTAAATTCAGGGAAAATAGATGATTTTTTAGAATCATCTTATGTGGATAGCCCTTGGTACTACAAAGATACTGGAGTCACGATATGGTAGGCGATACGCTGTGAGACTCGCGCTGCGCGCCGGTCCGCTTCGTGCGCAAACGGCAAAGTCCATTAGCCTGCAGGCGCCGGTCGGAGGGCTCAACTCCTTGGACGCCCTGGCGGACATGCCGTCCAAGGATGCGGTTCGCTTGGATAACTGGTTCCCGCTTCCAGACTCTGTTCGTTTGCGCAAAGGGGCGACCGAACAGGCCGTAGGCTTCGCGTCTCAGGTATCCTCGTTGATGTCGTATAGCGCGTCGTCGGGCGCGCGAAAGCTATTCGCCGCGTCCGGCCAATACCTCTATGATGTCTCACTTGTGGGGGCGATCGGATCCCCTGTACAAAGCGGGTTGAACTCTGCCGCGTGGCAGCACGCCACCATGAGTAACTCGGCGGGGGGCCAATTCCTCTACCTCGTCAACGGAGTCGACGCCCCTCGATATTTTGACGGCACGAGCTGGACGGCCCCGACGCTTACCGGGCTGGCTACGCCCTCAGACCTCATCAACGTAGCAATGCACAAGCGGCGCTTGTGGTTCGTCCGAAAGAACACCTTCGAGGCCTACTACCTAGCCACAGATTCCGTTGCCGGGGCGCTGTCCAAGTTTGATGTCGCCAGCCTGTTTCGACTCGGCGGGCACCTTGTGGCAATGACCAGCGTCACAACTTCGGCGGGCTTGACCCTAGATGACTATTTCGCCTTCATTTCGTCCGAGGGCGAGGTAGCAGTCTATCGTGGGACAGACCCGGCGTCTGCGGATACCTGGGGCTTGGTGGGGCTGTTTCGGGTCGGCCGCCCCATAGGCTATCGATGCGTGCAGAAGCGAGGGGTTGACGTCCTGCTACTGACGGCCGACGGCATCACGGCGCTACAACAGATGATGCGCTCCGACGTGGTATCGACGAATGACCAGGTAACCCGAAAGGTATCCAACGCGATCGCGCAAGACGTGCAGAACTACAGCACCAACTTCGGCTGGCAGCTCATACTTTGCCCGCTGGAAAGCCAGTTCATTGTCAATGTCCCAGAGTCGGCCACGACATCACATCAGTTCGTGCAGAACACGGACACGGGGGCTTGGTGCACCTTCTCGGGGTGGGATGCGGTGTGTTGGGAGCTGCACGGGGACAGTGTTTACTTTGGCACGGCCAATCGGGTCATTAAGGCGAACTCGGGCGCGTCCGATCTGGGGGTGAACATCGTAGGCGACGCGCGGCAAGCATTCAACTACCTTGGGAACCGGGCCCAGACCAAGTTCGTGAGCATGATCCGGCCGATGTACTCCACAACGGCGCCGATTACCACCTACCTCGACGTAAGCCTGGATTTCAGTCTCGACAGGCCGGGGCAATCGGTGGCATCTTCCGGCACGCCCGGGGCGCTGTGGGGGTCGGGGGTATGGGACGTGTCCGTCTGGGGCGGCTCGCCTGTTACACAGAACGACTGGTTGGAGGTCGGCGGCGTCGGCTATTGCATGTCGCTGACGGTACAGGCCGCGACGAACGTTGCTGATGTTGCGTGGTACGCCACTGATGTGGTCTACGCGAAGGGCGGGGTTTTGTAGTGCTTGTGGTCGGACCAGGAGTGGTTGAGTGGGTCGGCGCTAGGATGGGGTTTCAACAGTATTTTCCAAATGCTACCGGCATAGGATGGGCACGGGGCGGAAAGATTTGTTGCGGAGTTACCTACGAAGGGTATAATGGAGCGAGCATCAATGCGCATATTGCGGCGGTTGAAGGGCGCAGATGGCTGACCCGTAAGTTTCTTTGGGCCATCTTTGACTACCCATTCAATCAAGTTGGAGTGGGGCGGGTTACCGCCATAATTGCGGAAGGCAACACGGCAGCGCGAAGGTTTAACGAGCATCTGGGTTTCACTGTGGAAGCGCGGTTGGAGCGCGCCCATCCAAGCGGAGCGATTATAGTTTCCCGCATGTTTAAGGATGAGTGCCGGTGGATAGGTCCCGAGTTCTCGCAGCGATACGGCAAGGGTGCGTAGACCCGTTCGTTTGTTCCCGCTATTACGGTAAAGACAGCCCGTCTCCGCCGCCCGCTCCTGATTACACCGGAGCAGCGCAAGCTACCGCCGCAGGCAATCTCGAAGCGACGCGGGCGGCCGCTGCTGCAAACCGAGTCAATCAGGTCACGCCCTACGGGAATCTGACCTACACGCAGCAAAACAACCAGACGTTCGATCAAGCCGGCTATGACGCCGCGCTCGCTAAGTATCAATCCGATCTGGCCGCGTACAATGCTCAGTCGGAAGGGCTTCCCGGCGCGGTGCATGTCAGCCCGATAAAGAACGCCCCCGTCGCTCCGAATCGAAGCTCTTACCTGATCGACAACCCCGATATAGGGTGGACTGCGACCACCACGCTGTCCCCGGAGCAGCAGGCAATCTACAACAGCAATACTGCTTTGACGCAGGGGTTGCTTGGGACTGCGCAGAAAGGGCTGTCGTCGGTCGATAGGTTGCTCAGCGATCCGACCATCGACGAGTCGCGGCTGCCGCAGTCGATGATAAACCCGGGCGAGAGCTATATCGACGCGTCGCAACGGCTCATGCAGCCGCAATTTGACCGTCAGCGCTCGATGTTCGGCACACAGATGGCAAACCAGGGCATTCCCACCAGCTCCGAGGCGTACATGGCGGGCGATCAGGCCCTCAGCGACAACCAGAACCGGGCGATGCTGCAGGCCATCCAGACCGGCATGGGTCAGAATACGGCGGCGCGGCAGGCGGGCATTCAGGAGCAAACCTATCTGCAGGATCGCCCGCTCAATATCGTGAATGCCCTACGCACCGGCAATCAGACGCAGCTACCGCAATTTACCAATGTGCCGCAGCAAGCGACGACGCAGGGCGCGGACCTTCTCGGCGCGATGCAGGGTCAGACTCAATACAACCAAGGTCTTTACAATTCGCAGGCGGCGCAAGCCGCGCAGGACACTCAAGGGATGTATGGACTTGGTTCTGCCGCACTTACCGCGCTTGCCATGTTCTAATGATTGCCCTTGCGTTCTCAGGCGGAAAAGACTCTTTGGCGTGCCTGATGCTTAAAAAAGACGAGCTTCACCGCATTCACGTGGTCTGGGTAAATACCGGGAAAAACTATCCGGAAGTGCTCGAAACAATTGAGCGTTTTCGTAAGGACTGCCCGCTATTTGCTGAGGTCACGGTGGATCGGGATGCGCAGAATGCCGAATTTGGCCCGCCGTCCGCTGTTGTACCTGTGCTTAACACTGCGTTCGGGGAATACGTCACTGGCATTAAGCGTCCTAGAGTGCAGTCGGACCTTGAATGCTGTGTGGCGAATGTCGCTCGCCCCCTGATGGCTTGGTGTAAAGAGCATGGGGTAAAGACATTGATTCGGGGGCAAAGACTTTCTGATGAACTGAAAGGTCCGACGAACGATGGCGGGGTAGTGGACGGAATAGTCTTCGAGCATCCATTAGAGCGATGGACGCAGGAAGAGGTACTCGCCTATCTGGAGGAGACGGTTCCCGATCTTCCGGCGCACATGTACCTAGACAGCAGCAGTATGGACTGCTACGACTGTACGGGATTCCCTTCTGTCTCCAAGGACCGTGTGGCTTTGATGCGGGAGAAGTATCCAGCGATGTACGCAGAATTTGTTGAAAGACAAAACATGGTGCTGCAAGAGGTAAGACGGGACCTTGCCCTTATGGAGGCGCTCTAATGCCTATACCTAACGAATGGGACCTGCAGCAGCAACAGCTTGAGCGCAAGCGCAAGTTTGCGGAGGCGCTGCGGGCGCAATCGGGCGACATGGGGCCGGCCGGCCAGATGGTCGGTAATTGGTACGTTCCGACCGCGCCCACAAATTATTTGGCAAAAGCGTTACAGGGGGCGCTTGCGGCCTATCAGGGGGGCAGGCTCGATCGGCAGGAGCAGGACACAGCAAAGAAGCGGCAGGACGCCTACAACAGCACAACGCAGGAGGTTGCTGACGCCATGCGCGGCCGCCCGCAAGAGACAATGGCCCCCGGTGTGATGGGCCCGCCCGCGCCGGCCGTACCTGGCGACCCCAAGGCCGCCCTGGCGGCGCTGTTGCGCAACCCGGATACGGCAGGCCCGGCAATGGACGCGCAACTCAAGCAGCTTCTGGCCGGGTCAAAATACGGCACTACGCCACAGTACGACCAGCAGGGGCGTGCGTTCGTGCTCAATGACCAAGGGCAGCCAAAGTACTTGGAGGGCATCCAAGCGCGTGACAAGATGTCGATAGGCCCGAGCGGGCAGGTCTACAATCCCTATGCTATTCAGCCCGGACAGGTGTTGCACGACGTCAACAAACCATTCCTGATGGCGCCCAATGGGGGCGGCGTTGTGCCCAATGCGGCGGTCCAGCGGTATGAAATGAGCCGGTCGGCAGCCGGAGCGCCGAAAACGGTAATCCCGATCAGCGTCAGCACAGAGAAGAAGTACGGCGAGCAATTCGCAGGACAGGTTGCGCAGTCTGACATCGCCCTGCTTGATGTTGCGAGAAAAGCACCGCAGCTTGCGCAGCGCGCCATGGACATCAAGAAGATTTTGTCGTCCGGCAAGGTCATTACGGGGGCCGGCGCGGACGCTCGGCTTTCGATAGGGAAAGCGCTTGGCCTTGTGGGCGCCACAGACAAAGAGACCATTACCAACACAGAACAGGTGGCGGCGATGCTTGCTCAGAACACCATGGACGCCATCAAGACTTCCGGTATGGGGGGCGGTACGGGATTCTCCAACGCGGATAGGGACTTCCTGGAAAAGGCCGTTGGCGGGAAAATTACGCTCGAAGCTCAGACGATCAAGAGGCTAGCCGACCTCGCGCATAAGGCGGCCGCTAGAAGCGCGGATCAATGGAACAAACGTGTGAAGGAAATCCCACAGTCTGCCATACAAGGGACGGGGCTGTCTGCTGAGCCGATTGCAGTGCCTGACGGCGGGGCCGCGCCTCCTACGCCTAAGTTTCTCGGGTTCGAATGATGCCTGTCGCTCGATACCAATTGCCGGATGGGAGGATTGGGCGGTTTGAAGTGCCTGAAGGAACGACGCCCGAGCAAGCGCAAGCGATGATTGAATCCTCCTTGTCGCAGCGGCAGGCGCCTATTGATGTTGAAGCGGCCGGCGACGAAGCGCGGCGTCAACACTGGCAAGGGCTGTCCTCATTTGACGCCGGAGTGGCGGGCGCAGGAAAAGGTGCGGTCGATCTGTTCCGAGGCGCGGGGCAGTTGCTTCGGCACGCGATGCCAGATAGCGCCGCCGACCGGATCGGACTCCCGTCGCAAGCCAGCATTGACGCCACACAGAGGAACGAATCGGGCCTGATGGATCGGACGGCAGGAAAAGTCGGGGCGGCCGTTGGCGCGGGCATGACGGCAGTTCCGGCCGCCTTTGTTCCTGGCGCAAATACGGTACTCGGCAGCGCGCTCGCGGGGGCAGGGATCGGGGCCTTGCAGCCTACCGCCAGCAATGAGTCAGCCCTAATGCAAGCGGGCGTCGGCGGACTTGGTGGGGCAGCAGGGCAAGCGATCGGGCGGGCGATACCTGTTGCGCTAAAAGGGATGGTGTCGCCTTTATTTCGTCAAGGGCAAGAAGGTGTGGTTTCCGAAACGCTTTCGCGTGCATCGGGAATGGCTCCAGACAAGTTGGCTGCCGCGCTCAGGCAGGGTAATAAGCAACTGGTTCCGGGGTCGATTCCAACAGCAGCGGAAGCGGCGGCAAATCCCGGCCTAGCCAGCCTTGAACTGGCGGCGGCGGCGGAGCCTGCCGTCAAGAATGTCGTTCGCGGGCAGCAGATGTCGAACATGGGCGCTCGGCTAGGCGTGCTGAATGATATGGCGAAAACGGAGCCCTGGCGCGAGCAAATGCGTGGGGTTCGGGGGCTGATGTCAGAACAGCTCTACAAGCAGGCTATGGATTCGGGAATTGATCCGGGAGCGGCACGGGCCCTGGCCCCTCAGATCAAGAGCTTGATTGAGCGACTCCCTGCAGGGTCGCTCGAAAAGGCAAGAGACTTGGCTCGGCAGGCGGGGATATCGATCGACGATCCCGCCGGTTCGGTGAAAGGGCTTCAGTACCTCAAATGGGTAATTGGAGACAGGCTAAAAGGCGTCGGGCAAGGGGCGCTACAAGGGGAAGAGCGGCGGGTTACGACCCAGACACTTGCCGATCTTAATACTATTCTGGAGAAGCTCAACCCACAGTTTCAGCAGGCCAATAAAGCCTTTGCTTCGTGGTCGAAGCCGATCAATGCGGCAGAGACAGCGCAAGCGCTGAAAGACAAGTTGGTACCGTCGCTGATGGACTTTGCCGAGACAGGAAACGTACCTACCCGCGTTCGCGCGCAGTCCTTCGCCGACGCGCTACGGAACGCCCCGGCAACGATCCAAAAAGCCACAGGACAACGGGGGCGTGAGCTTACGGACGTTATGGGCAATGTGGACGCGGGCCGGGTGTCGGCCGTCGCCCAAGACTTGGCGCGTCGGGCGAGTACCGAGGACATGGCAAAAACCGTCGGGTCAACTACGGCGCAGAATTTAGCGGCGCGCAGCGCCATGCGGAGGGTTGCCGGGCCACTAGGGATGCCGGAAACGTGGGGGGAAGGAACGGCTGCGCTAAGCACCTTCGGCCGTCCACTATCGTGGGGCTACGGCAAGTTCGTTGAGCCCGGCGTGCAGGATACCCTCGCACGGGCGCTTGCCGATCCGGCGTTTGCCGCAAGCATTCTTTCGCGGGCGCCATCGAAGGCAACGAAAGACGTGATCCAGCTGTACGGCGATTTACTTACGGCGGGGTCAATAGCGGGGCCGTCCGGGTATCTCGCGCAGTAAGAGACGCTTTATACGGCCTTCGGGCGCGTAGCGCCGGAACGCAGTGTTGATGGGGCGAGCGATGCAGAATATGAGCAGAACCGCAAGGAATGGGCGCAAGAGTGCGCCGAGGAACAAGGTCGACATGATGGGTACGCCTCCAGTAAAGCGAAAAGGATACCACGATGCCTCGTAACGGAAGCGGCAGTTATACACGGGCGATCTCTGCTTTCGCGCCGAACACTACGATTTCCTCCACAGAGGCGAACACTGAGGCGGTTGACCTTGGGGCCGAGATAACCAACTCGTTGCCGAGAGACGGGCAGGCCGGAATGCTGGCGCCGCTTAGGGGCGTGGACGGAACGGTATCTTTTCCGATGTTTTCTTTCAGCTCGGAGAACTCGCTTGGCCTCCTACGCTCTAGCGCCGGAGTATTGGGGGTAGCCATTGCGGGAGCGCTCAAATATTCGTTCAGCGCGACCGCGCTTACGCTGCCGGGGAACTGCACGTCGCCGCTACAGGCCGCGCCTAAGCAATATGTGGATGCCGTAGCGGGGACTGGAGTCCCTACGGGGGCGACGGTCATGTATGGTGGCGCTACGGCGCCGTCTGGGTGGCTTCTGTGCGATGGGGCGGCGGTTAGCCGGGCTACCTACGCGGCCCTTTTCGCAGCTATCGGCGTAGCTTTTGGCGCCGGAGACGGGAGCACAACGTTCAACGTGCCAAAGATGAACGGCCGGTCGCCCATTGGTGTCGGGCAAGGAAATACCGCTCTTGGGGGCGGGCTTGGGACGGCCCGAACTTTAGGCACTGTGGCCGGAACGGAAACCGTAGCCCTGACCACGGCGCAATTGGCGGCGCACTCACACTCTAACACTTTGTCTGATCCGGGGCACACCCACCCGGCATCCACGAATGGGGTCCCAGTGGCGAACGCTGGCGGCGGGTGGGCGTATCGTCCTGTTGGAGCGGGAGGGGAGATTACGACAGGAAGCTCGAGCACAGGCATAGCCATCCACAACGTGAGCGCAGGAAGTGACCAAGCGCACGACAACATGGGGCCGGTAATCGGGTTCAACTTCATCATCAAGACATAAAATAGGGAGCTGAGTTGTGCATATCCCAGAGGTCTTTCAAGGATGGTGGCACCCCGAGTCACTGTATGGCCTCGTGATGGTCGCACGCAGAGCTACAGATCAGGCACAACCCGTTATACGACGGGTAGGGATGGCGCTCTTACCTATCGCGTTGACGGCAATAGTGTCGGCGTTCTTCTCGCTGATGGGCGGATGGATCGCGCTGAACGCCCGGCTGTCCGAAATCGAGAAGAACGCGTCGTTAGTATCGGCGGCCATGCTCAACGCCAAGACGCTTAGTGACTATCAGGTGGCCAACGTTCAGGAGGATATCAAGGGCCTAGCGGGGGCGATTGCCGATTTGCGAAAGCATCAAACTGAGTTAGACTTGGAAATGTCTCGAATCTCTACACTGAGTAAGCGTTGATCGCTCCAAGTCTCGAAGCGCTTCGCGTCCTCGCTCAAAACCACGCGCGCAGGGCGTTGTGGTATGGTTCCTATCGGTCGCTGGACGTAGAGGACCTGGCTCAGGAGGCATGGCTCGCCGCTTGGCAGGCGTGCGACCGTCTGGTGTCGGAAGATAAGCGCGGGTATGCCTACTTACACAGACGTATGCGCGGCGCAATCCTCGATGCCATCCGAGCAGAAGGGGAGTACCGCCGGCATGGGGCGTCCAACACTTACGAAGAGCTTTCTGACGATGAGAGCGATGCTGAAGAGCCATCCATGTGGCTTGAAGCGCAGGACCTTGTAGAGAAAGCGGAGCCGCGAGAACGAGCCGCTTTGCTCGGGGCGATATTCCACGGGCAACGAGGCTATTCCCGCGTGATAGGGCTCACGGAGGCCCGGGTGAGCCAACTGCTGCGGCCGTTCAAGCGCCATGTCTAAGGGGCATCCTTGTCAGTGCCGCAACCAGATCACTTTCGGTGTTGGGCGCTACGCGGACCACCGGTGCTGCCTGAATATGTTGCGCCGCCCGGACAGATGTGATAAGTATGCTCCGCATGAGACTCCTGCTCCTCCTGCTAACCCTACTGTGCGCGGCATGCGCCAGCCCGCGCGATGAGGCGGCATGTGCCAGCCCGCGCGATGAGGCGGCATGTGCTTTCTGGGCGCAGATTATGCTAAACGAATTCAAGGCGCCTGAATGAAAACGAGCGAACAGGGGTTGGCCCTTATCAAAGAGTTCGAAGGGCTGCGCCTGTCGGCGTATCAAGATAGCGCCGGCGTCTGGACGATCGGCCACGGGCACACCAATGGCGTGCGGCAAGGCGACACCTGCACGGAAGCACAAGCCGCGCGGTGGCTGGTCGATGACGTGGGCTATGCGGAGGGCATCGTCAGCAGCAACGTATGGCCTGCGCTCAATCAGTCGCAGTTCGATGCCGTTGTCTCTTTCGTATTCAATATCGGCCCTGGGCGTCAAGGCGTCAAGGATGGCTTTCTCACTCTCAAGAAGGGTGGCCCGAGCACTTTGCTAAAGTGCTTGCGGGCAGGGGATTACGCTTGCGCCGCCAATCAATTCCAGTATTGGGTGTCTGCCGGAGGGCAGAAGCTATCGGGGCTGATTCGCCGCCGCGAGGCCGAAAGGGTGCTATTTGAGTCCGGCGACCCTATCCCGACCGCCACATCTTCCCCGCTGCAGGAAGCACGCGAGTTGATATCTCGTGCTCTTACACTGCTTAACTCGATAAAGGGCTGACTATGGACTGGAGTACGGTCGGAAACTTCCTGAAAAATAATGCAGGCGCAGGCGTCGGCCTTGTGGGCTCGCTGCTTACCGGCAATATTCCCGGAGCCATCGCGGCAGGCGTGGCGATGGTTAGCAGCGCGACCGGCACCGCCGACCCGGCACAGGCGCTGCAAACCTTGCAGACCGACCCTGCCACATTGGTACGACTGAAAGAGATTGCGCAGCAAGAAGCGGAGAGTACCCGCGAGCACATCCGCGCCATGGCTCAGATGGATGCGCAGGACGCGCAGGCGGCGCAGGCTGAGCAGCAGGCGACCATCCGGGCGGGGGATACCGCCCCCGATGAATACGTCCGGCGCACCCGTCCTCGAATGGCACGGCAAAGTTGGTACGTGGGCGCCGGGTACATCGTCGCCTTTGAGGCGCTCAAGTCAGTCGACCTATTCCACATAGGTGCCTCCGTGGAGTTCGCCATGGTCCTGCTGGCGCCTGCGGCTGCGTATATCGGCTTCCGCTCCTGGGACAAATGGGGCTCGGCCAAGTTCGAAAAATGACCCGCATCCAAGAAGACCGTCATCCCGGCGAGCCCTGGCTATTGTGGAAGATCGGGAACCTCACTGCGATCGATCAGGATCGCGTCAGAACCGTAGCTGCCGCCTGGGGCTTCCAAGAGTCCGAGCGCTGGTGCTTTCGGCCGCGCAGGTGTGAAAATCGCAGCCTTTTCTACAACGCCCTAGTCTTTGTCCGTTTCAATTGGCCGTTCGGCCTGTTCTGGGGGATCCGATGGGCCGCATCGGGAGCGCGTGCGTTCTGGCAGGCCGGATTCGGCTGGAAGCTGAACGGGCGCCTGGCGGTGCTGTTCCGCGTATCTGGCGACGCGTCTGCCGCTAAGGGCGTTACGGGTCCCAACTACGGGCAGGCGCAGGGCTTCGAGTTCGGGCCGCATTAAGCTTTCCGATACCGATAGCCGGCCCATCCGCCGGAGGCTCGGATCGGCCATGGTAGCCCTTTGTAGGTAGCCCACGCCGGCATAGCGCCCATGATGCGTTCTGCCTCTTCAACGCTGCCCTTTCCGATCTTGACCTCGGCCACGTCCTCATCATAGGTGTGGAGGACGATCGGATACCCTGAGCGCTCCAAGGCGAGCATGGCGTGTCGTTGAACGTCGCGGGCTAGTTTCTGCACCACGTTCTCAAAAGCCTTACCGCTGTACAGGTCGAGCACCACCCATCCAATAGGTCCCATCTGCGGATTGCTGTTGTATCCCTCATATTCGATCGCGTAGGGGCCGCCCCATGGGCGTTGACTCGGAACGAGGCGGGCGTGTCGGTAGGTGAGCGGCGGAAAGCCGGAGGGCAGCAGGCAGTACAGCGCGTCGCCATGGTAGAGGTACGAAATGCCGCTATCCGTGCCGTCGAGGCGGCGAACCGGGAATATCTGCCCACGGTTCTGAATCGCACAGATGGCCATGCCCTCCAAGCCGAATAGCTCGGAGATGCGCTCCCATCCTTCGCGCCGCTCTTGCCCGCCCCACATATACTCGATAGCCGGGGAGGCTTTGCGCCAGGCGAGAATAGAGCGCTTTATTTCTTCATCGTCCATGAACTTGTCGGCACCGAAGCGTTTCCACGCGCCGATCCAGCCCTGAAATTGACTAGCCAATTCGGAAACTTTGCCTATGGTCTGCCGAACAGGATGGTGCTCGCCTTTGCGCGCGCGATGCTTCCACCACTCAGGGGAGGTCACATCGTCATAGCCCGCGTGCGCCATAATCTCCGCGAACGGAATGCCGGTAATCTTGCTGGCGCCGAGTTCGTACGCTTTGCCGTGCGTACGGAACATGTCGACTCGCCAGTCCTCGCCGGCCACGCAGGCAGCGACCACACCTTCGATGCTATTGAAGTCGCTGCAGATCAACTCATGCCCCGGCGCTGCGACGAACAGGCCCCGCAGGCAGCCCGAGACGCAGAGCATCGCGTCGCCGAAACGGTCTTCGACTAGGGATAAAATGTCGGGAGTCATCTAGGCTTCCCCTCGAATAGTAGTCAAAACATCCTCCATCGCCTCTGGCCCCCACTCCGCCAGTGCCTTGCCGGGCGGGAAAGGCAGCCCGCACCAGGCGCACGTAGCTCGATGCGCCCCACTGTGACGGCCACAGGTACAGCGTACAACCTTTGGTCCTGCCTTCGGCAAATTGGTCGGCTGTGGCCCTTCTCCGGTCGGCCGGCCGGTGCGCGCCCCGTGGTAGTTGTAGAGGTCATGCAGGCGGCCGTCTGGCGCCAACTGATTGAGCATCGAGAATACCTTCTTGACGCTGGCGCTGCCGGCGAGCTGGCGTATCTCCAAGGCGCGACGGGCGGGCGCGGGCATACGCTCGTCTTTGAGCAGCTTGACAATCCCTTCCTCGTCCATTGCGCCCTTTCCGACCGGCACCGGCACCCCCTGGGCGCGCAGCCAGTCGGCAAGCTTGGTCAGCGTGCTCGCTCGCGGTACGGCGCCCCCCGTCAGCTCCGCTAACTCTGTGTCATAGCGCGAAAGGCATGCTTCGACAAGCACGGCGCATGCCTTAAGACTTGGGGTATCGACTGCCACACCGCGTCGATTGATGCGCTGATCCAGGAGCCAAAAATCCAACTCTTCGCCCTCCAGATCAGGGCAGCGCGAGGACGCCTCGATTTCGGCATCAATGTCACGGTCATTGTAGCGATAGAGCGCCTCAAAGTCGGCAGGCGCGGTTTCGGGCGTGAGCCGTAGATCGGAATTACTCGCAGTCGGATTGCGCGGCACGGACAGCCGGCGCAATAGCGCTTCGCCCGCCGGGTCCTTTGGCTTGGACAGCCGCATGACCTCTCCCGCCTTGTCCAGCGAACCGGGGTACGCCGCTGCCCGCGCCTTTGCCATAGCGCACCGCGTTTGCTCCAGCGGCAGCGGCGGCCAGTCGTAGCGGCGCGTACAGACCCAATTCCATATCCACCATTCAAAGCCACTGTTCCACTCCTCCAGCAACCTCCCGGCAGCCACATGGGCTAGTAGGTCGGCAGGCGGCGGCATGCCGGGGCGCCACCGCCGTACCCCGTGGCCGTCCATGAGGTCATAGGACGCGCTGAGTACCTCGGTGGTGGGATGCATTGCATAGCCCGCCATGCCGACGACGGGCAGCCCCTTTTTGCCTTGAGGCGCATGGGGCGGGCCGCGCCACTTGCCCGCCACAAAGTCGTAGCGCATGCCCGCTTCGGAGTACGTCTCAAAGTCAAGCGTGGCTAGGGGCGGCATGGCATCACGGCGCAGCGGGGGTATGCCCGTTCCGGGCAGTACATCAACCCTGCCCCAAGGTCGGGGGCGTTCTGAAGCGGAAAGCTACAATAGCGATTACCTGTCGCGGCCATTGTGCAGGCGGCGCGCAATGACGCAGTCTTTAAGGTAATCATTTCTTCATCCTCTCACGATCGATCTGTTCTCGTATCCAGCGGCCCCCGCCGAGCTTCCGCAGCGCGTACTGCTGCGCTAAGGACGCTCGGAAGGAAACCACGCCCATGACCTCCTTCTTTTTCTTGGGCTTCATATCAGATAGCCTTGCTGCCGCATTTGCGCTTCCGTCCAGCCCTGCGCGATGAACTGTTCGAAGGTCGCGCCTGCCGCTTTTGGAGTCATTTGCCTAGAAGGGGATGTCGTCGGAGCAGATGGGGCAGAGGGCGCCGCCCCAAGGCTCGGGGAGCCCGGAGCCACAGAAGGTGCAGCGCCGGGCGTCAGAAAAGACGGGTGCGGGGTAACAGCAGTCTGAGCTGAGGGCAGCGCCTGCGCTCCCGGAGGCAGGGCGGGGGCCGGGGCGAATCCAGCCGCCACGTCGGGGCCGCCGACGATCAGGGGGCCTTGGGCGACGATTTCCAGTGCCGCGACATTCACGAACACGCCGGGCTTGGCGTCGTCGCCGTTACCCTGCACCGATCCCATGACGCGCACGTAATAGCCGCGCGGAATTTCTCTCGGATCGGTAATTTGCTCATGCGGCTGGTAATGCCCGGCGTGGTAACACTTTGGCGGGAAACTGGTTGTGAACTTCACAACCCAATGCCCGGCAAAACCGTCCTTCTCGGCGTTCCGCTTCCCGTTATCGTCGATGCCGTCCCCGTCCATGATCTTGAACGAAAAACGCGGGTGTAGGCAGTTGCCTTGAGCGTCGAACAGTCTTGGGAAGCTGGCGCGCGCCTCCTGCATGATGGCATCACGCAGCGCGGCAAAAGCCGGGTCGGTCTTTGCGTACGCTACCGCTACAAAGTAGCGTTGCGTCGGTTGCCCGGCTTTTGTGACCAGCGGTGCGCCGGCCATATTCTTGGTCTGCGCCTCCAGCGGATTGCCCTGAACCAGACGACCGACCGGGGAATTACCTTCGGATGGGGAAAACATAGTTGTCATTTGGCTGCCTCCTGAAAGAGACGCCGGGCTTTCGAACCGTCGTCGTAAGTAAGCTGCGGAGCGCCGGGCTTGCGCTCGGCATAAAGTGCTACCAGGTCTTTCGGCATTCCTGCCTTTGCTGCTTGTGTGGGAGTGATGGGCGCGGCGGGCCGCTTGATGTCCAGGCCGAGCAGTTGGGCGGCGACCATTGCTTCGTCCGGCATCGTCCAAGAGAGGCGACCCGGTTCCAACTCCAGCGACCAGAACGGGACGCGCGCCCCGGCCTTGATGCGATACTCTGCCTCAGCCTTCAGGCCCGCAATTCGGGCATCGAGCAGGAGAGAGGCACGGTGCAGCGTGCGCAATTCAGCGCCCAATGCGCGGTCCGGTAAGTCAAATTCCGCCGCTTCGACCGCCAAATCGACCGCGAGGTATCCTTCCGCCTGGAGGACGGAACAGACGTGGCGACCCCTACAATTACGACAGCCTTCTACGGTAGGCGTGGCCTTTGGGGCATCGGACGTGGCAGCGCTGGCGGCTTCGCGGAGACGCGCAAAGTACGGGCGCAGCTCGCTCGCATTCACTCGCCATCTACGGATCGGGCCGTCACGATAATACGACCTTGGCTGCACGATTACCAACTCGACCACAAGTTGCCGGTCGTCAACAATGAGCCCTGCTGCATAACTGAGGAGCTGCCAGTTCTCGAAGGCATCGATGTACCTGTGCCCAAATTTATAGTCGAGCACTACCAGAAGGCCGCCCGCCTTGAACCAATAATCGGGCGTACCCCAATTCTTTGTTGGGTGGGTATTCGGCGAGCTGACCGTCTCCTCGACCCGCACGCTATCTAGATGCGCGCCGGGGCAGCTATGCAGATGGCTAACGAGCAACTGCGCCCCTTCGACCATCTCATCGGTCACCAGCAAACCGTTCGGCGCCATAGAGCCGACCGCTGGAGCCGTCCCTCCATGCCGCCACGCCTGCGCCGCTACCCAATGCGCAGCGTCACCATCCAGGCTGTCGGCACTCGGCTCGCGCTCAGGGTAGCGTGCCTCCAGCGTAGGCGCGTAGGCGCATCGAACCCATCGCGCGGCGGCAGAAGGGGCCAGAAAGGCATGCTCGCTCATTCCGCAATCTCCGGCACGAGTGCAACCAGGTCAGCCCACACCGCAGGAATCGCTTCGGGATTGGTCTGCAGTCCGACGACTGATGCTGCGCCATTCTTGACGCAGGCGGCATTGATGCGCTCGGGAGTAAGGATACCCTTCGTGACCGCCGCTGTGAGCTTTGCCATTAGCTGCGCGAAGGTCATATCGGTAGGCGGAGGGAAGGGCCACGCCGTCTGCTCTGCCGGGGCGGGAGGCGCTTCGGCCACACCGCGCCGCTTGCGCCATGTGCCGTCTGTATTCTTGGCGCGGGAAGAGGCATGTACGCGGGCGTCCCAAGATTGGCCGGCGCTATCGAGGTCGGTGGCGAGCGGGACGACATTACATGCTAGGCCGCCGAGCACGGGCAATGAAGCGTCGTCCGGCGCGGGCATCTGTCGAGCTTCTTCCAGTTCGGATTCAGGGGCGCGCGGCCCATCCACAGGGTTGGAGCAGCGGTCAAGTTCACGCTGCAGGAGGTAGACGGCCTGTTCGATTTCCTCACGGTCGCGCAGGTTTATTGTCAGTTTCATTCGCTTCGCCTTTCGCTTGCAATGGTAGGAGGTTCGTAGTATTGTCTTACTTGACGGACTTGTCAAGTAGTACTTTTAGGGGCGTACCATGAATAGCTGCAAGAAATGCGGGAGCTACGCAATCAACCCCACCCTGCACGGTCGGGAAAAAGGGGCCGATCTTGACTTGTGCGACGTGTGCTACTGGCAGACCCGCGCGGAAGAGCGGCAAGCTAAAATAGACGCGCTGATGCTGCAATACTGCCCGGGCGCAATGACGGATCGGGGGGCAAGGGGCCATGAATAGCTGCAAGTGTGGCCGGGAGAAGGTAGCGAAAGCCATCAAGAAATGGTGCCGAGCGCGGAAACTTACCCTGTCTCAAGAGCCGTGCCACATCCATGCGAGGGCGTACGTGGTCGGCTACGCCGCGCCGCAATGTCTTGTTGTTGCTGTCCCGTGGGTCGATTCCGAGCCGCAGCTTCGCTCATTCGACAAAGAGAACCCGCTCACGACACTAAACACCTTCGACGTATCCTTGATGCCGGGCGATTGGTGCTCCACGGCGTATGTATGCTATGAGGGCGTACAGGAAACAGTGGCGATTCAGGTTGTTGCTTAGGGGGCAAGACATGGGAAAAATGAGCGAAGTCAAAACGCACACCGCCATAAAAACGCACCACTGCGAGTGGTGCGGGCAGGGCATTGCTGCCGGCGAGCACTATCGTCGTTACCGTTATTGGAGCGACGGGGGGACAGGAACGGTCAAGATGCATCCGGAATGCTTTAAGAGAATGCGAACAGTTGCCGACGAAGAAGGCGAATGGTTTGAATGGACGCCGGGGGATCACGAGAGACCCAACAACAAATATTCGGAAAGGAGCTGAAATGAAAGTATCAGACCTGATTGAATTCTTGAAAAAACAGCCCCAGGACTTGCTGGTTGCTATCGAAATGTACAGCGAGCAGTGCTTGCTCGACACGGACGAGATAGCGATAAAGGAGTTTTGCGAACCGCGACAAGACGGATGGATACAAGACAAAAGACCGGATATGCCTACGCGCATGTACTTGGTGTTCCCCGGCAACTGATGAAGACCTCTAGCGTAGGGCTAACGGGCGCCGCGCCCGCAGGGGGCTGAGATGGGGCCAGACGTTGAAAACGTGATGGTCGGTTTAGGGCTTGATGGTGCAGCGTCCGGGTTAGGGGCGGCGGTGATCGCGCAGTGGTGGAAGCGACTAGTGTTTGAGTGGCTTAGTGCCTAATAATGAGGGAAGGAGCTGAAATAATGAAACTCTCGACTGAGAACTTGGGGCCGCTGGAACGCGGCGAGGGGGCAGTGGGCAATGTCTATGCCGCGAAGGGCGGCAAGGCGAGCCAACGCGACGATACGAAGTATTGGGCGGTGGTCGCCGTCAAGGAGTACGGCGTAAGCCTGTTGGGCCTGGACGCCGAAGGCCATGTGGTGACGACGGCGAACTACCTCAAGCATGCGGTCTCGGGCCGGCAGTTGGTTGGCCGCGTTCCGGGGTTGGCAACGATGGTGATGGAGATCGAACCATGAACGGACATTGGAACTGGCTGATTGGGCGAAAAGTGAGCCTTGGCGAAGTCGTTGATGTCTTTGACGAATCGGCAACCGTGAGGCATGGCGACGACGAGACGCGGGTCTTGCTGTGCGAACTGCTGCACGAGGACTACAAGGCTCAGGATCGCGCTGCGGCCAGTATGTGCGAAGCGATGAACACTGGTGACGGGGCATACCGGGCGTGACGCCGAGCGCAAAGGTAAGCGGCGGCGGTGCTTTTCCGCCGTCCGCTTGACCGACGGGTTAGCGGTTTTTGGAGAAAGAGATGAACCTGAAAATACAAGACCAACTGCGATTGATGGCCGAGGACTGGCACAGCCGTATTGGCTACAACGCTCAAGTTGCGCTATTGAGCAAAGCTGCCGATGCACTTGAGAACGGAGAGCCGCAGAGGTTGCTGGACGTTGAAGCGGCAGGCCACCGGCTGGCGCTCGAATTGGAATGCCTGCTACTCGACTGCAAGGACACTGCGGTAGTGAGCAGGTGGTTTGACAGCGGAATGGAAGCACTGGATTCGTGGCGGAAGATGTTTCCATACAACGGGCCCCGGCTCGGAGATTGATGACCGCTAACAAGCAAGTAGACGCCGACTAAGGTGTATACCGCGCCAAGATGAGATGATTCTCCGCCCCTACCAAGCCGACCTTAAGCGCGCCATTGAGCAGGCGTGGTGTGACGGTGCGCGCAACATTGCCGCGCAGCTGCCGACCGGCGGCGGCAAGACGGCTATCTGCAGCCGCATAGTACAGGAGCATAGCGGGGCCTGCGCCGTACTGGCGCACCGCAAAGAGATAGTGGAGCAGTGGGGCATCGCTCTGGCGCGGGAGGGTGTGCGCCATCGTATCATCGGGCCGAGCGAGTTGCGCCGCCATTGCATCTCGCGGCAAATGGAAGAACTAGGACGTACAACCTTTGACACCAACGCCGCCTGCGCGATCGCTTCTGTGCAGAGCATCAAGGCGGAAAAGCTTGACACGTCATGGGCGGCACGGGTGGGGCTGTGGGTGCAGGACGAGGCACATCATCTGCTAGTCGACAATCAATTCGGACGCGCTACCGCTTGCTTCCCGAACGCTCGGGGGCTTGGCGTGACCGCCACACCTGAGCGCCTGGACGGCAAGGGGCTTGGACGGCATGCGCATGGCGTAATGGACGCGCTTGTGCAGGGGCCAGCAGGGAGTGACCTTATTGAGATGGGATACCTATCGCCCTATCGGATATTCGCCCCGCCATCCACTCTACACCGAGATGCCATACGAGTTACTTCGGGCGGAGACTTCGACCCGGCCGCGCTACGCGAAGAGACGAAGCGCTCGACCGTCACCGGCGATATCGTAAAACACTACTGTGATCGCGCGCTTGGAAAGCTCGGGCTGACATTTGCCGATAGCATACCGAACGCGGAGACAATAGCCGCCAAATTCGAAGCGGCCGGCGTAAGGGCGGCGGTTCTCACTGGTGAAACAAAGGCAGCGCTACGCACAGTCACACTGAGGCAGTTCAAGCGGCGCGACATCTTGCAGATCGTGTCGGTAGCGCTGATCGATGAGGGGTTTGACTGCCCCGCTGTGGAGGTCGTAAGCGACGGCGCCGCAACGGAGTCATTCGGGCGGTTCGCGCAGCGCTTTGGCCGAGGGCTGCGGGTATTGGAGGGTAAGGACCATTTGCTGTACTTCGACCATGTGGGTAACGTCATCCGCCACGGGCGACCGGACGCCCCCCGGCAGTGGTCGCTTGACGCCAGATCGGCCCGGGAGCTGAAGCCTTCAGACGCGATCCCCTTGCGCGCTTGCCCCCAATGTGCGCTTGTCTATGAGCGCTTCCGCAAAGCCTGCCCCTACTGCGGACATGTGGTCGTACCGGCGCAACGCTCAGGGCCGGAATTTGTTGACGGCGATCTACTGGAACTTGATCCTAGCGTGCTGGACGCGATGCGCGCACGAGTCGCCCAGATCGATGGTCCCCCGCGCATCCCATATGGGTTGCCCCCTATTGCAGCAGCGGGCGCCAAGAAGCGACACCGCATGAGGCAGGAGGCGCAGGCGGAACTGCGGGAAGCGATAGCCTTATGGGCAGGGTGGCACCGGGAGCAAGGGCGGGACGACTCGGAAAGCTACCGACGATTTTACCATGCGTTCGGCATGGATGTGCTGAGCGCGCAAGCCCTCGGCCGGCCAGACGCGGAAGCGCTGACGGGCCGAGTTCAATCGATGTTGGATCAGAATGGAGTGATTGCGAAATGAGCGCCCCCCTACTCCCCGACCTAATAGCAAATTTGCTTAGCCTGCCGCCTCCGGCCGTCGCCGAGTACAAGGGGGCGCCGGCAGTACCTGGCGTGCGCCGCAGCTCGCAGCAGATTGACGACAGCGTTGTGGCTTTGCTCACGGCGCGACCCGGGCTAACTGAGAAAGACATCCGCCGCGCCGAACTCAACATGGGCAAAAAGAACATCGCCACACGGCTCACGCGGATGCACCGCGAGGGACGAATCAAAATGGACTCTCGCGCAAGAAGGTACTATGTCGTTGCATGACTGGGCGCTCCGGTGGAACGTACCGGCTGCTGCGCTGCTGGAGTTGCAGGAGTCTTTTGGATTGGTGGCGTCCGCCAATGCCTCGCCGTCCGTAAGCAATAGGTCAGAGTCTTGGGTACAAAGTGCCGTCCGCCTCCACGCCTCAAGGCTAGGCATCTACACTTTCCGCAACAATGTCGGGGCCTTGCCCGACAAGACCGGCCGGCCGGTACGGTACGGGCTGGCAAACGATTCGGCCGCAATGAACCGCGCGCTCAAGAGCGCGGACCTAATCGGCGTGAGGCCCCTCGTAATTACCGAGGCTCATGTCGGCCACAAGGTCGGTCAGTTCTGGTCGCGTGAGTGCAAGCCGGCGGGATGGCGCTACACTGGCCGAGGGCGGGAGCCGGCGCAACTGGCGTGGATCAACCTCATCAATTCTTGCGGCGGTGACGCTGCCTTTGCTACTGGACCGGAGGACGTATGACGAACAGGATAGAGGACATGGCGGACGACCCGTATCGTCTGGCGAATGCGCTGGAAGACGCGGGCTATCGGAAAGCAGCGGAGCAAGTGAGGGCGATGGACAAAGTCATCGACGAATTACAAAAGGAAGTGAAGGAGCTGATAGATGGCTTTACATACTAAGTTACTTCCTGCCGCGCTTAAAGTTGCGGAACGCCACGGGTACAACCATATGACCCGCGCACAGATCGCTCAGGCGGCCGGCGTGTCCGAGGCGCTCGTCACCTACCATCTCGGCACCATGCCGAGACTGCGGCGGGCAGTGATGCGCGAAGCCGTGCGCGCCGAGCATCTGCCGGTAATAGCGCAGGGGTTGGCGCTGCGGGATCGGCACGCGCTTAAAGCGTCGGACGCCCTGCGGCAGAAAGCGCTTGACTACCTCGTCAAAAAGTAATACATTGAAGCCTCACCAACAAAGGAGTAACGAAATGAAACGTACTATCCTCGCAGTAGTTGCACTGTCCGCAGCATCGGTCGCCATGGCTGGCGGCAACCACTACCCCCAGAAGCAGCAAAGCACAGCGGCCATCGCCGGCGCAAGCAGCGCGGCGGAAGCCAAGAGCATCGCCGCGTCATTAAGCGCATCGGGCGCTACTGGCGGCAGTAATAGTCTTGGGGGCAACAAGACAATTGCCATCGGCTCCGCCAGCGCCCCGAGCCCAGCGCAGTGCGTGGTTGTACTGCCGGAGCTGTTCGGCGCCGTCACCATCATGGTCGACAACCGTACCTGCCAGCTCGGCAATCTCTCGCGCGGCTACCTGGATGTCGGCGACTTGGTAAAGGCGGAGAAGGTGCTTGACGCGATGGCCGCCGAGCTTAAGGTGAAAGTGGAATAGCATGTGGATCATCGTCACAATTTACGCAATTGCCATGGTTGCCCTGGCCGTGCTGCTGTGGCCAGATGTAAAGCGCCTATCGAAGCTAAAGCCTGGCGAGCGTGACCCGTGGGACCTGGAGGAATCAAACCATGACTAGAGACGAGTTCGAAGAAGCAAGACGCGCCGTCTTTCCACAAGGATGGGTGCCTGCCACAACCCTGCTCAGCGACCCGCAGTTACTTCACGCCTTTGCCAACGAGGTCGAGCGGCGCGCGCTAAGTCGATGCCCCCTTAGCGGCGGATGGCTGATTGCGTCCGCCATCGTGCTGTACCTAGCTGTTATTGGGGCCGCCTACGCCACTGTCATGGCGGGCGGTCTCGTACTGGGGGTGCGGTGATGCAAAAGCCGACGATCGGAATGACCAAGTGGGCGATCGGTTATCGCAACTGTGCGCTCACTCCAGATGCCTGCTGCGCAGCATGCGAGCACTATGTAGCTCTAGAGGGGTCGGGGCTGCATCTCTGCCACAAGCACAACCTTACGACCTACCCGGACGCGGGGTGCGACGACATGACCAAAAAAATGCCCCGCTGACGTTGCTGGCGGGGCGAAGTTCCAGAGGGGGAAGCGCAAGCATACCCCTCTTTTCATCTGAGAGGAAGGGAAACATGAAAGTCTACAAACTTACCGGCGCGGATGGGTGTACACGTGGGGGCACTCAATGGGGCGAGGGCATCACACATGAGACCTCGGGAGATGGCGCCCTATGCGGCCCTGGATGGCTGCACTTCTACACCGACCCTCTCTTGGCGATCCTGCTCAATCCGATCCATGCCGTCTTCCCCCCGGGGTATCGACTGTGGGAGGCGGAGGCTGAGGGGAAGGTACTCATGGACCTTGGCCTGAAGGGGGGATGCGCCAGGCTGACCACTCTGAGGGAGATCGACCCGCCCACCATCACTATCGAGCAACGCGTACGCTTCGCCCTCCTGTGCGCCAAGCAGGTATGTCATGACGCTGACTGGGCGGCGTGGGCGGACCGATGGCTATCTGGGAAGGATAGGTCGAAGGCGGCGGCGGGGGCAGCGGCATGGGCGGTACGGACGGCGGCGGCGGCGGCGGAAGCGGCGGCGCTGGCAGCGATGTGGGAGGCGGGAGCGGCGAAGGCGGCGGCATGGGCAGCGGCGGCGGCGACGGCGGCGCGGGCGGGGAAAATCGATCTGATCGCGCTGGCGAGAGAGGCGGTGCGCCCA